GGTCAAATTGTACTTCTCAAGCATGTCTCTCAAAATGGCTTCAACTGAAGTACCCGCAGCGATTGGGTCAGTCATATGAGAGAAAGCAGGATCTTCGTTTGAGATATTAATTGCGCTCGCAATATTCGGAGATCCATCGGCACCGTCAGCGCCATCGGCTCCATCCGCACCCGCAGCACCAGTCTCACCTTGTGGTCCCTGAGGGCCTTGTGGACCAGTCTCACCCTGCGCTCCAGTAGCGCCTTGCGGTCCAGTAGCGCCTTGCGGTCCAGTAGCTCCATCTGCTCCATCCGCGCCCGCAGGACCTTGCGGTCCAGTAGGACCCTGTGGCCCTGTGGCACCCGCAGGACCTGCACCAATAGCACCAGCAATAGAAACATTGTTGGCAGCAGCAGTCGTGAGAGAAACCACTTTGGTCTCCTCAGAGGAAATAACAGAGATGTTTATTACTCCTCCGTTAGAGCTTGATACAGCAATCTTTGATGGTTGGGATACACTTACTGGCATGGCACATCTTTACGATCCTAATGTTTCAGAAACATCTTCATTCACCTTAAGTGTACCATAAATTAAAGTAGCGATTACTCCCGCTGAGGTTTCGTGTTCGATATCATAAACATAAAGACCAGAGGGCATCGTCTTCATTGTCGCAGCAGACAGAGTAAAGTCAACTATTCCTGTGTCTGTATCCGCTGGGTTGCTGTCATCGTCTTCATTTACCACCACTTCAACTTGAAAATTAACCGCAGGGTCCGCAGTGTTCGCAACTAAAGAGCCAGTATCCGAATCTCTTACCTCCATTAGGAAGGTGTCCCCGTTAGAAAAACCCACAACGGGGGGTGTACTAGAATCCGTGATGGTCAACCTCAAAGAAAAGGTGTCACCCTTTCGGCAAGTGATGTCCACTCTTTGCGATGTATCTAAGTTGATTTTTGTAGCCATTACTGTTGGGGTTGATTTTGTCTTTGATCAATAAGCTTGCTTTGTTCTTGGGCCTGTTTAGAAACTCTTTCGTCCTTTCTATCTTCTTTCAGCACTTCAAGCTTCTCCTTAAACTCCTTGTCGTCTTCTTTGAATCCGAGGGTAGCCTGAGCCTTAATCATTTCGATCTCCTTTCTGAACTCGTGCTTTACACTTTCGAGCTGAGCCTCTAACTGATTCTTGAGCTGCATCTCCTGAGCCTTCAGCTGCGCCTCCATCTGCATTTCTTGTTGTCTAGCCTGAGATGTAGCCTGAGCCGAAGCCTGCTGGATCTGAGCTTGCTGCTGAGAATTCTGCATAGCCATCTGTTGGTTCATGGCGATTCGCTTCTTCCTGCGCACAATCAAAAGTCTTTCTGCTTGGTTGATGTCTTTGAGCTGACGGACAGCGATGGCATCCTCCAGGTCGATCTCTTTCTGAGACAGCGCAATCTGAATGTTCTGCTCAAGGTACTGGCGCTCTGCTTCCTCCATCTCCTTCACTACGCGAACACCGAAGTTGTACATAGCGAGATTCTTGAAAGAGCTAAGCACCTTCATGTTCTCCTTGCCGATGGCATTCTCATAAATCCTGTACAAGACAGAATCTGGGTGAATAACCTGAACGCATTTAACGATATCTGTACACACCTTCTTGTACAACATCATTGAAGAGTTGGTAATGTCGTAGATAGCGTTGTTTGCGGCGGCAAGAGCCTGCTGCCTAACACCAACCAAAGCGTCTGACTTAGGCGTAGATGCATCCATCACCTCGTTGATACCCGTAGCGTCACGGATCATTCGGAGGTAGTGGTTGTACAAACCGATAAGCTCGTTGATGTTTCGGATGCTGTTTCCGATCTCTCTGATAGGCGGGTTTTGGAATCCACCCTCTGGGTTCTTGCTTCTGTAGTAGAAGACACCAGTCTGCTCGTAAATGTCATGAAGCTCCAAAGGCTGTAATTCACCGCCCTTACCTAGCTGTACATTCTCAAGCCCCTCGATGTCGATGATAATTCCGTCTGGCTTAGCCTTGGCTACAGCCTGCTGAATCTTCAGGTGAGTAAGCTGTAACTGATCTGCAAAACCAATGCAGCTATCAACCATGGACTTAGGCAACATATCCATGAGGTTTGTTGCACAGGCAGAGTAAGAAAGGCTAGCCCTGGTGATGTCGTGTACATTCTTAGGGACGTTCTTTTTTCTTCCGTAGTCGAATATGTAGTCGGTGCCAAGGATGTAAGAACCCCCGTAAATAGAGGCAACTTCTAGCTTTGAGATCTCCCTGTTAAATACCGAGTTTCTTGGGCCCTTGTAGCTTTCACCTTTAGAGTAGAAGCCCACGTTGCCGTACTTGCTTTCTTTTGACTCAAAGTATTCGCAGTCTACAGAAATAAACTCAAAGTCAAGAACCCCAACCTTGTATTCATCAAATCCTCTAACGGTAGAGTTGGTCTTCTGATCGTAAGCCGTCTGGTTTAGCTTATCTTTGTCGTAGCCGTATTTCTTCTGAGCTTGGGATGCGATCTTCTTGAAGTCTTCTTCATTAAACTGATCGCCTACAATTCTTCTTAGCTCTTGAATGCTGACATATTTTACATGACCAGCGTAGACCAAATCATCAAAGTTTGGGTCTTCGGTGTGACTATGAATAAAAGCAGACGGGTCTACGTATTCAGTCTTAATCCCGTACTCTGGGTCATTTGTTCTTTTGACGACAGCCATGCCGAGAACCGTGAGATCATTAACGCATCTTCTCAGCGTGGTGTCGTTGAAGTTATTCCACTCCAACGTCAGATTCGTGGCAATCTGTGCGGCAATCTCCGAGGAAGACTTAATATTATTCCCAATAAATATCTCTGCCTCCTCCAAGGTTTCTGGGATATCCTTCGACTTCATGCCGACCGAAACGCCAGTCTTTTCTTCGATCTTGGCTAACTGTTCTTTAGCCTGAATCATCATCTCAACCTTTCTGCGCTCTCTGTCTTTATCAGAAGAAGACAGGGGGTCAACAGCCTCAAGATTCGGGTAGGGACTCAAGGAAAGAATCTTGTTTACAACAATCCTAACAAACTTGGGCAGGATTGGAACTGGTGTAAAGTCCAGGTTGAGCATGCTCCCGTCGCCATTGTTCGGGTCCAGGGAGGTGAGGAGAGACCTGTAGATACTAGTGTCTTGAGTGCCGTTTGCGTATCTCCTATTTTTTTCGAAAGTGTTCTTTCTATTCTTGTAGCTCGACCCGTCCTGATCTATTCTTCCCCATTGGTGATATATGGACTTAGCGTATTTAAGCCCATACTTAGACGAAAGCTTCTCCTCCATGGGAGCAAGCGGGTCAGGGAAGCTAGAGGATTTATTGTCGTTACTATACATTGCAGTGAGTGGAGTATTTTAACTCAATGCAAATATAGTAAAACTAGGAGTGCCAAGCTTTTGGCTTAAATGTTCGGAAAAACTGCTTGTCCTCGAAGGACGCTTTTGGCTTTTCTTTTTTCGCCTTTTGCGCGGCAAGCAAGGCCAAACCTGAACTGATGGTTAAGTCAAACTTAGTCCGCTTGTCGATCTTGTATCCAATCCAGTCTTCTAGCGTCCTATTGAAATACATATTTCCTAGCTGGTCCGTCTCGGCTCTTATACCAACATAATCATGGATGTAAGCCTCAATTGCCTGAGCGTGAGACTGGATGACGTCTTGAGAGTTGGATGGTATACCTTTTGTTCTGACGTTTGAAGAAGAGTTTGGGTTCCTAAGAAATTGGGGTCTGTCCATTAAGTAACCGTCGTAACCCCTTGATTCAAAGTATCTTGCAATCCCGTACTTGTTGTTCTCTATAAGTAGTGGATAACCATAGAAAAAAGCACACATGAGCACATCTTCATAGAAGATGCTAGCTAGATCTGGACGAGAGGCATACTCAACCACAAACATGTTAGGAGGCACCTGCATGTTAAATTTGTTGTACATGTGCAATGCTCCCTTAGACCCCCTTCCATCTACAGTAGCATCAAGATCGTAAGAGTCAACGCCGCCCACGCCAAGATGACCGTTAGACGGAACCTTCTTTCCCCTTTCCTCTCGTTTTATGTTCCTTAAGTCTGATGGCGGCATCCAAGACACTCTAAACCTTCCGTTTGGATCTGGAGAAAAAGCAACCTCCTCATCTTTCTTCCTCCATACGAAATTACCCTGGACCACTGGGTTAGGATAGAGGCTGTCGTTGTGCTCTATCTGCTGATATATCTTACCGATATTGAACAGACTTCCCTCAATGCTGTCCCTGAACGCCTCGTCTTCAGTAAAGGGGAACTGCCTAATAATCTCATTGAGTTCCGACGGGTCGTCCTTGAAGGAATGGCGTTCGTCCTTTAGATAAGCCCTACTCCCCTGGTCAATGACTTCGCCATCGATACCTATTACGTCACCATGTATGTGTACGCTTTGGGAAGGCTCTTCGATTACTGGGCTTCCGTACTTATCAAAGAAGCCCTCCAGCGCTTCGTAGGCTGGTATAAATATTCTGTAAAGCCCCGACTTTGTTCTACCGTTATTGTTTCTCTCGTTTGGGTCTGAGTCCTGCCATAAACCTTTGTATTCTTCACCCCCCTTATTCATGGGGTTTACCGTACTCCCCACTAGAGCCTTGCCTACTACGCGCTTACCAACGATTAGGCATGTACGCTCAATACGCCAGGCCTCTCGGATATCGGTAGGCTTCTCCCACTTGCCAGCCTCGTCCAGATACAGCATGTGAAGCTTTTCACCATCGTATGCGTTGTTCGTGGTGTTCTTCCAGTTGATGACCGTATTCAGTGCGTCACCCCTGTAAGATGTCTTATTGTTTTTCGTGATTCGCTTCGAAGGCTCACGGAAGGCTAGCTCCATGCGTGGGTTCGTGGTACCGTCCTGGATGGGCTTGAAGAAGAATGGGTAGCTGCGAAAGATCA